TCTAAAGTATACTTCCTAGGGTCATATGAATCATGAGCACCTTCAAACTTTTTAAAGTCCTGTGAACTAACAACATAATTGATTCTATTCTTTAATGGTTTGTGAATACCTAAACTATCCCAAGTTTTGGATCCCATCACTACAACATTATCTTTAGTGTGGTCCATAAACCAACGCATGTCTAAGTCAATTCTAGGCCAGGGTAAATCGTTATTATAACCTATGCCACCGTATTCATCGGCGGCTAGTATCATACTAATCGTCATCCTTTTTCTCCTGCTTTTTCTTTTGCATTTCATTGAAGTGTTGTTCTAAAATCTTTTTAACATTCATAACAACATTCTCACGTATAGCAGGCATATCAATGAATACTTGAATATCCTCGATACTTTCAAAACGTTCTACAAGTTTGTCCCAACTGAAATCATTGGCTACAGGAAGTGGGTTAAGTAATTCTTCACCTTTCAATACGACCTGTGAACCGTTTGCAAGTTTTACACTAATACTTTTAATAAAGTTAGAAGGTATACTTACTGGAGTAATTTCCTCCATAACTCTATCGAATTCACCTTCTCGGTCATATTCCATTATGATAAATCCTTTTTATCTTTCATAGATTCTAAATGTTCAAGAGCCGCAAGAATTACTGCGGCCGCTTTTATAAAATCATTTTTGAAATCATCTGATGATGGTGGGGTAAGCATAGTTGCTCTCCTAGTATTTTGAGAGAGGTAATAGGATGCGATTGCAATCCAATCGTTAGGAGAGTTATTAACATCATACTCAGAACCAGATAGTTCGACCTGACGTTCTCTTTCTTTTAGAATATCCTCAAGAATTTCACTACGCTTACCCATTTGATTACGCCTCGCTTGAAACGGCTTCTGATGTAGTAGTCGTTTCACTCTTAGCCGCAATAGCTTCTTTGGTTGTACCCTTTGGTCTTCCTCTACCACGCTTTGCTGGTTGCATTGCTTTTTCAGTTAGAGAAGGATCATATTTTACAGCCTCTTCACGTTTCTTTTCTGCTTCCTTTTCAAGTAGAACGGCCTGCATTAAAAGATTTTGTGCGATAGCTTTATTATCTTCCCCTAAACTTTGGTCAACTTGTTCCTGAACTCTTTCACCTGCATTGGTATCAGTGTTTTCACTTACCTCAGGTGTTGGATTTTCAGATTCAATCTTGTCCATTTGTCCAAGAATATCATCAAGTGCCACTTGTTGTTGAGGTGTTGGTTGCATTACAACAGCCGAAGTAGGAACTTTTTTCAAGAACCCTTCTTTGTGCAATGTATCCAACATAGGGTTTCCATGCCAAAATACTTTACGTTGTAAACCTTCATAAAGACTATTTGCTGATTGGCATTCAGGTGACTCAACTGCCGTCATGAAATCATCATGATATTTGTCTATCAACTGGTCACTATAAACTACCAACGCATGGTCTTTGTCTTCTGGTAAACGCATAAAGACAACAGTTAATCGTTGACCCGTGCCTTTGTGTCTACCAATATGTTTTGTCATTATAGTCATTACTAACTAGCCTGACCTTCTGCTGGTGCATCCGTAGATGTTTCAGCTGGTTGCTCTCCGGCCGCTTCCGCCGCCGCTTTTTGTTGTGCTTGGACATGGTCAACGAATGCCTTCACTTTATTTGCAACTGCTCCAACTGATGAAAGTTCTGCCGCCTGAAAGGCGCCACGTTTTGATGCTAAGTCAATGATATTGTAAACATTAACTAGGTCATTTACTGTAACCATAGGCGCTTCTGCTGGCGCATCTGCACTAGCTGGAGCCTGTGATTGTTTGTTTTCTTCTGTCATTGTGTATACTCCTTTGACATTAGGTTATTTTATATTATATAATATACGAATAGTTTACTCCTATTCATACTCTATTATACTAAATTCTGAGGGCGAAGTCAATAGTTTTATGCTACTATTTTCACATATTCCTCAGGCCAATCCAAGTAATTTAACCATATTGGATACCTAATAGATAATGTGAAGTTCTTTTGTGCCATTAAACTATAGAAATTTGGTTTAATTGGTGTTTTTACTGGCGTTATATCAGTTCTAGAACCTTTTGCAAGGTTACATTTCTTACATGCAGTTACCATATTATCCCAACCAGACTTACCACCTTTTGACCTAGGGATAACATGGTCCAGTGTTAGTTCTTTTTGTTGGAATGCATCTAAGCAATACTGACAAGTATAATGGTCACGTATGAATACATTGCGTCTGGAGAAGTTTATACCTTCTCTGTCCTGTTGTATGTATTCTCGTACCGCTATTACACTTGGAACTTTCATAGTATGATTGGGACTATGTACTTCCCAATCGTTATGCCATTCTACTACGTTGATTTTGTCTAACCAAATAAGTTTAATACTTTCCTGCCAAGTTAGAGTTGACAAGGGAGATAAACTTAATGGTTTGTAATCCGCATTTAAAAGTAAGGTATCACTACTCATTAAAAAACTTTCTGAAATATATAAAGTTATTTATGCGGCTTTTTCGTAGTAGGCGTGTTCACCGAACGGTGGGATAATTCTATCGTTACCGTGAATTACAAAAAGTGTATCACAGTATGCCTCGTTACCCCATGAACCAAACGGATACCCATCAGTAAACATTACGAACTTATCAGGATTGATATCATTATCTTCCATAAAGTTCCAGTTACATTCGAAATCAGTACCACCACAACCAATGATGTTATAGTCTTTGATTTCATCTGCATTCATAGGAGTAAATTCTTTAAACGACTCTGCATATACCTGAGTATCGAAAGTCCAAACTCTAAGTCTAAAGTCCTGAAACTGTTGCATGATTCCACCAACTTCACCCATGAAGTCTGCAATCATACTATCATCAATAGAACCTGAAACATCAAGACCAATACAAACATCAATCTTTTCATCATTGTCCTGTGCAGGAAGATAGATACCCATTGACCTAGATTTTCTTGATTGTCTCATCCATGTAAAATCTGCTTTAAGTAAACTTAAGATAGAATTGTTAAGCAACTGTCTCCAGTCCATCTTAGGTTCTGTCATAGACTTAATAAGCCTTGCAACATCACCTGGCATATTACCAGCACCAGCAGTTTGAGCCGCTTGAATAACAGCCTGTTTCATCTGGTCTTTAATTTGTTTTGCCTCAGCTTTAGAAATTTTGATAGGTGCTTTTCTACCAGTAGGATCATTCTTACCAGTACCACCTTGAGCATCATTACCATCACCAAACAAGTGTTCATCAAGAGTTTGCTTGTCCTCATGTTGCTCCTTGTTTTGTTTCATGTATTGATAGATTTCCTCAGTATACTTTCCATGATACTTAGGATCATACAATGCAGACTTTGGCATAACACCAATTTTACTTTCAACACAAGCCTGATTAACTTTATAGTCAGCGGCTATGTTCCAAAGTTTAGGATCTCTGTCCTCTTCTTTATAATCTAGTAATCGACCACCTTCACCACAATGGTCATAAACACAGTGCATTACCTCGTGACCAACTACAAAGTCAATCTCTTCCGGAGTTAATGTTCTGAAAAAATCTGAGTTGTAATAAAAATGTTTACCGTCAACTGCGGCAGTTGGACACCATTCTGCCTCAACTAATTTCAATCTTGTAGCAAGTGTACCAAAGAACGGATGTTTGATAAGCATTCTAACACGACCAGAAACAATCATTTCTTTGACTTCCCTGTTAGTGTATTCGAATACTACCGGCTCCTCAGAGTTCTCATCTACTTCAATACCTTCTTTTGCGAAAAGGTCGTCAACTAAAGAATCTAAATCTTTAGGGTCTTTATCTGTCTGAGTGTTTGTGTTCATTTTTGATTTACCTTTCGCCTTCATTATGTATATATAATAACACGATTCTTGAATCTGTCAAGTTTAGTTAAAGTCTCTAAAAGGATCTGCAAGTTCTATTGTTAAAACAGTTCTATTCCAACTTTTATGTTTACTTGGGTTTGCTACTATTTTACAATCTCTTACTAGTTTAGTTACTATTGCTGATACCTCATAATAATCTTCCATACCATAATCGAATATATTAGTTTGGGATAATTTTAAAACTGATCCATCTGTATTCCATTCAATATCATATGTAAGTGAAGGAATCTTAGTATCCACATTATCAACTACATAACTGATACAATCTTTTAAACCTTTTCTAATTAACGCTTCTTCACTGAAAGTTAGACTATTATTCCAACTATAAGTTTCTTCTACTTCTTTAATTTCGGTCTTGACAATATCGTTAAGAATGTTCTCAACACCTTTATTTTCTTCTGCATTTGCTACAGAACCAATCAATAAAAAAGCTAAAATAGTTAAAAGTTTGTGCATAGATATATCTCCGAATTACTTAATTATAATAGCACAAATCGTGATTCTGTCAAGTTTTTAGCTAATAAGAATACTAGCATTAGTACCGCCAAAACCAAAGGAATTGCACAATACAGACGATATTTGATGTGGTTCTGATTTACTACGTATGTTTGGACTATATCCCTCAGAAACCTCTTCTACGTTCACCGTAGGCGGTATAATAGCATGTTTTAGAGACATTATAGACACTGCTAATTCAACTGCACCAGCGGCTCCCATAAGATGTCCTAGTTGAGATTTATTAGCACAAATTGGAACATCTTGTAACCCTAGTCTATTGATTGCGTCTAATTCTGCATAGTCTCCCATTGGTGTACTTGTAGCATGTACATTGATTAATCCTGGAGTTCTACCCTTGAGTGTATCTTTCATACATTGTTCTACATGCTCACCTTTTGGATTAGGTGCGACAGTTTGATATGCATCATTATTCATAGAATACCCATCAATCTTACATATCGTTTTGTCTGTCTTTTGATTACTCAGTAAGAATAAAGCACCGCCTTCACTTAGTACTAATCCATCACGTTTAGTATCCCAAGGTCTAGATGCTACCTCTGGTGTATCATTATATTTGGTTGATAAGGCTCTTAGTTTTCCCATTTGTTTATACGCATCTTCATATATAGTTTGGTCTACTGCACCTACAATAACGTTATCTAACATACCCATTTCAATCATCATGGCACCCCATATCGCACTATAAACTCCTGTACTACATGCGGTCGTAACCATTGCACTAGCACCAGTAAATCCATATTTCATATTGATATTGTGTGCGGACATATCAGGACAGTAATGATATATTCCGTCAGTGTTTTCTCTGTTGGCTCTTAGTGCATCTAAGTATACTACAAAGCCTGGAGATACAACTACACCAGTTCGTTTAGGATCAAGTCCTTCTAAATCTAAATCACTTGCTAGTGCTAACGCCCATTGCATATGCTCTGGTAATCTATCACGTTCTGCTTCTGTAATGATGGGATAATCTTCTGCATTGAAATGAAACTCACCACCAACTTTACTTCTTGTATACCTACTTGCATTAGGATCAAACTTTGTAATTGGTCCGTAACAAACTTTATTATCTATAATAGACTTCCAAGTTTGTTCTAAGTTACCAAAAGGTGTAAATGCTGATACACTATTAATATATACTGTCATGCTTTAGGTCCGTTGCTATAAAATATTTAATGATAAGTCCTGTTGGATCGATTTGATACCATTTTTCTTGAGTGGTATAACTTAAACTATTATTGTGATGATTGTTATGCCAGCCTTCACCCATTGTAATTATTGCTGATAACCATTGGTTTCTACTTTCATCACCGGTGTCGTGGTCTTTACTTCCAAATACATGTGCAACATGTACAATACCAAATGTACCTGCCCAGAACATATATACTCCTGTAAATCCAACAATGAATCCTGGTAATAATGGATTAATAAGACCTAATACTACCATTGTTCCAAAGATAAGATAGAAATAATATCTCTGCATGAATCTAACTTGTGGATCCATAACTAAATCTTTAAACATCTTTTTTTCCATAGGCATAGGAGAATACATACCTAATGCATTTTGCCACCATTTATGATGTTTAGGACTGTGTATGTCTTTATCTTCGTCTGAATGTTTGTGATGTAATCTATGTCCAGCTAATACTGTTATTGGTTTACCTGTGCATCCATACATACCTAACCATAATAAAAGATACTTTCTGAAATTGTCTGTCTTATAACTTTTGTGTGCCCATAGTCTATGCCAACCCGCATATCCACCTACGGCAGTTGCCATTACTGCAAATAGTAATGCCCAACCAATGTACTGTGGTGCCATAAATGCACTATAAATTGAAATGACATGTAGTACAAGCCAAAGTCCTCTCATTCTCCAACCATAATCAAATTTCAATATTAAATCTTTTATCATTAAACGTTTACTCCATAATTTATAGGTTCTAGTGTAGCAAAATCACGAAGGTTATAACGGTATACATCTTGCTTAACTCCGTACAGTGGAAAATCTTCATATATCATAGTTAACTTTCCTTGCTGAGGATATATCCATTTAGCCGCCTTCCATATCTTATGCATAGTTCCTGTATTGTCCTCAAATGGGGGACCTACAGTTGTATTTACACATAATGTGGCACCTTGTTCTAGTGCCCAATCTATCTGCCATGGTATCATTCTACCAAAACCAAATTCGTTTGTCATTTGTGTAGGTCTTCCTCTAGACCCACATGTTAACCTCCACTCTTTTAGTGTAGCAAGTCGATAGTTAACATAAAAACATTTATCATGTATATGAGGCAAATAATGAGCACCTGACATAGCAATTATATCATCTTTATGATACACGAATGTCCAGTATTCCATTGCACCCCATTTACCAAACTTCAATGCTTTTAAACTTGCATTGTTTTTGTTTCCTTCTTCACCGCATTTTACACAAAACTCTTTCAACTTATCTAGTTGAGAAGGATCATATTCTACAGTTCTAAACTCATAACCATTTACACCAGTGAATTCTTCTAATACTTTCATTTTTTAGCCAACAATACTGGTATATAATACTTGCCAGCCCAATCTGTTAAATCGTCATGAGACATATCTAATCTACTAGAATACTTGTGATGTATATCATGGCATCCTTCGCCCATCATCCATATGTTTGAAAAGCCACCTAGCTTTCTTGGACCATCGTCATGTGCCGCAAAGTTTAACCAGTTCAGTGCTAACCACATATGAGTAAAGTTAAATGCTTGCCAGACAACTAACCAAGGAGTGATAACAAAATGCATAATAGTTATCAATGCATATAGTTTCCAATAGTGTTTACTAATAAAAACAACATCACGTTTCTTTAATAAAAATCTCATGCTGATATAATCAGTTGGTGTGTTGTACCAACCTAACCACATTTTAAAAAATCCTAGTTCTTTAGGATTGTGTGTATCATTTTCCTTATCTGAATGTTTATGATGATTTAAGTGTGAATATACATAATGAATAGGATTACCATTTGCACTAATAACAATACTATAAAGCATTGCAATTCTTCCTACAATGTGTGGAACAAATTGGTCATGACATAACCATCTATGATAAGCAATTTGTGATAATGCATTTGTTAGACAACCGTACAATGTAAATAACAATGCCATTTGCCATGAACCACCTGATATAAAGTAAGCTGGTATACCTATCAATGCAATTAAAAGCATTGTGAATACTTTTACAGTAACCTTATACTTATATTCCATTACGCAATATTCCTAGATGCTTTGGCCAGTGCCTCTTTTAATACTTGCTTGTAATCTTTCCCTTCAAATAAAAACTTACGGTGCCAATCATAGGCATGTGGTGCATACTTACCGTTTTCTTTACTCATTTTATTACAGTATTCAAACATGATATTGGCTTTTTCAATTAATTCTTTCCTAGTATTTAGTTTGACACTATCATCAAACTTGTTCAAATACACTGCTAACATAGCCCACATGTAGTCTGGATACACACCATTACCTATATGGTTTGTAGGTCTATTATACTCATTCCAACATGCTTCTTTATGATTTCTTTCAATACCTAACTGTTTTTGTTTACGCCAGAAAGGTGTGTCTTCTCTATCTGATAGAGTAAAATGATATGCAATAAAGTCTGCGATACCATCTTCTAATTGGCACATGTTTCTATTATATGCATAAATTTGTGAAGGACTAATTACTGTATCTTTAGAACGATTGATAAGTCTATGCACTAACTGAATACATGCCTGTGCAACATACAATGAATTGGCTTCCATTGGTTCTACAAATGCACCAGCCATTCCGATACCAACTACATTTTTATTCCAAGGAGTTTTCATACGACCTGACTCCCATGTAATATGTCTTGGTTCTTTAATAAACTTATACCCGTCCCAATACTTCATAAACTTTTCTTTGGCTTCTTCTGGACTTATCTCAGTTCTATCGAAGATATAACCTGAACCCATACGATTGAATAGTGAGATAATAAATGTCCAACCTTCATCGCCTGCATATGATTGTGTATAAGGTCTAAACTCTGAATAAACATCTTTGTATTCTACTGGACCTACAATCGCATCACGTGTAAAGATATGGTCATAATCATGCCAACCATTGTTCATTGTTCCCGTTAGTAAACGATTGAAGCCAGTTGCATCACAGAATAAATCTGCTTCAAATTCTGATCCATCTTCTAATACTAATTTCTCTACATAACCTTCATTGTCTTTTACAATATCTTTTACATGACCCCAAACATGCTTTACACCATTAGGCAATGCAACTCTATCTCTAACTACTTCTGGAAATCTTTCTGCGTCTACATGATATGTTTTTGCCTGCCAGTTACCAACAAGAATATTATCATCCATATCAAATGGGGCTTTATTCATGTCCATTAGATATGTTTGTTCTTGCATATCCTCAGACATTTCCCACCAGTTCTTTCTACCATCACGGCATAACTGTAACCAGTAATCATTCCATTTATCATCTACACCAGGATTACCTTTTGAGTTAGTAAAGAAATCTTTTGTTTGTAATTGATTATAGAAACTTGTTGTTAAATGTTTTTCAGGTAAAGCAAATGAGAATGAAAAATATTGTTCTTCAAACTTAGAACAGTTCCAGTGATTAGTAACATGGTGTCTGTTACCTTCTCTATTCCAACCAACAAACTTATTACCTAGTTTGTATATTGAATTTGTATGACTCATCCAGTCACGTTCTTCAATACCCATTTCTTTAAAGAAGTCACCAAGTTGAGGTATAGTACTTTCGCCAACACCTATGATGCCTATCTTTTTACTTTCTATTAATGTGATATCGATATCAGGATTTTTATATTTTAAATATCCAGCAGTGAACCAACCTGCGGCTCCACCACCTAGAATAACAATTTTATTTACTTTACTTTTCATTCACAAACTTCTCTCTCACAACATGTCGTTGCACCTTACCCATTCTATTTCTAGGCAAAGGATCATTAGTAATAATTATTTCTTTTGGTATTTCGTACTGGAATAATTTGTCCCTCGCAAATTTGAGTAATTCCATTGTATTTATCTCTGTATCCGATGATACAATAGCAACTATTTCCTTTTCTCCTAAGTCTCTATCACGGTATGTTACGCATACTTCATTAACATCAGGGTGTGGAATGAATGCGTTTTCAATACTTACAGGTGATATATTGAAACTGTTTACCTTAAATAAATCTGTTTTTCTTGATTTGTAAAATAATAGATTATGTTGACGTTCAAGCACATCACCAGTACACCAATAACCTTCATCGTCTATAGGCGTTTCTTGATTCAAATAACCTTTAGTAATGAGTGGACCCTTAATCCAACATACATTATATCTATCTAATTTGAATTGATAGTTTTCAGTAACGTGAATTTGTAATGGATATGGGTCGTCTGGTACTGCTAAGTGTGTGAACATTGGCACATGAGTTTCAGTGCAACCAAATAGATTTCTTAATGCTGGTGCACCTTTATCGAATAGTTCTTGTAACATTTCATCAGGGCAAACCGTACTACCAAATCCTAATTCACGCCAATGTGATAAATCTAATTCTTTCCAGCCTCTTGTTTTATGTAAAGCAACCATCATAGCTGGAACTATAATACCTATTGTAGGTTTGTGTTCTTTGTTTATCTCAATAAATTTTCTTGGATTAAACATTTCCATAAGTACCGTACAACCTTTTATTAGACCAGGTAACACATATAGATATAATCCACCTATAGTCCAAGGAGGTAATTGAGATAGTACAAAATCATCTGCAACCAAACTATGAATTTTAATACTTTGTATTGAACCAGATGTACATGCAAACCTTGTGTGTGGGACAGCCTTTGGTTCTCCTGTAGTACCGCTAGTAAAGATAACAGTATACAGGTCGCTTGTATTCTTTTTGAATAGTAAACCTTGATTATGAGGTTTTAGATTTAAAGCATCTTCCTCATTTAAAATGACATGGTCAGGTTTACTAGCCGATTTAATTTGATCCAATACATGTTCTGGTAAGTCTGGCATAGTAGGCATAAATGTTATACCTAAACTATCACATGCTAGAACCATTCTTAAGTAATGATATTCTTTTTTACTGGCAAACAATACACGTTCACCAGGTTTGATTGCAGTTGAGATTGTGGCTGAAAGTTTTTCTACACTCTCTACCAATTCTGAATATGTATATTTTTTGTCGTGACAGATAAGAGCGGTCTTTCCGCCGTTACTTTTTGCCTGTACTTTTATTGCTTCCCAAATCATAATATATTTATTATAACAAAAAAAGGGAGAGAAGTCAACACCTCTCTCCCTGCTTAAACCAATAATGTCTGCTTTATTGGTTGTGAGCCTCGATAATTAGTTTACCGTATTTCTTGAAGAACTCCTCGATACATGGAACCTTTCTAGGCTCAAGTGGGAGTTTGTAAACTTTAAGTGCAGTTCTACCACCTAGAACAATCATTTCAGTTTCAAAGTTATCCATCATGAACTTAAAGAAGTTATTAGCCATGTCGTATAACTTGTCAGAACCTTTGTTCTTTTCTGCATACTCTTTTAGTTCGTAACAAAGTGATGCAGTAAGTGAAAACATTGCTGAGATTTCCTTACCTTCTCTTGATAAAGTTTTTACTTTACCTGAAAGAATATCAGTTGGGTTTGGAAGTTTCCCAGAGATAGCCCTGTGAGCCATAAACTTAGTAGCAACACCGTCACCAACAGTACCAGCAACCAAGTCATGAAGTTTATTATCCTCGATAGTCTCACCTTCTTGTGGCATCAACTGTGATGTAAATGTCCAAGACCTTGGAGTTGCGAAAGCCCTTGATGCAGTTTTAGGATCAAAGTTAAACAAGTCCATCTTGTTTGATGTTAAGTAACCAATAACATCAGAATGGATTTTGTTTTCAAGAGCCCAAGTCTGCCAATCTTCAAAGTCAACACCCATTTCTAAGTGTACAAATCTGTTAGCAAGTGGAGAAGGCATTCTATAAGCAACACCTCTATCTGATTCCCTGTTACCAGCGGCAACAATAAGAACATTATCAGGGAGTGTGTAAGTACCCAATCGTCTGTTAAGAATAAGTTGATAAGCCGCCGCTTGTACTGATTGCGGTGCTTGGTTCATTTCATCTAAGAACAAAACAACACATTCGAATTGGTCAGCTAATTCTTGAGTAGGCAAATCAGCAGGCGGAGCCCACATCATTTGACCTGTTTTCTCATTATAGTATGGGATACCTCTTAAGTCAGTTGGCTCCATAAGAGCAAGTCTGAGGTCAATCATCATACCAGCACGTTCTTGTGTGATAGTATCAACAATCTCAGATTTACCGACACCCGGAGGGCCCCAAATAAATACCGGTCGCTTTCTATTAAAAGCATAATTTACTTCTGATTTGATATCGCTAGGTCTTACAATCCTAACATCTAAATCGTTCATTGAAACTTGTGCAGACATATTATCAGTTCCTTTCTTTGTCATTATGTATATATAATAACACGATTCGTGATTCTGTCAAGTTTTTGCACCTAATTAAAAGTGCTTTATTATCACTATTTTTCTTTGGAAAGTAAGTATTTTTGTTCAACCCAATAGTGTATCCCTAACAATAATATCTCAGCCGCTACAGATTCTTCATATAAACGGAGTTTTTTGTTATTAAGGATATATGGTGATTTTAGATATCGGTCTAGCATTAAGACCATTTTACCTGATATTTGAGTGCTTGGGTCTGTATCATCTACAGGAACATTATCTATCGTATACTCTTTGAAGTGCTTTTTCATCATGTTAGCACCAAAGGATGTCAGTCTGAAATTCTCTATATTACTAGATGAACTTATGAAAATATCATTGGTACGAAATTCTTTCCTACCGGCTTTGCGACCCTTAGTATTCTCGTTAAGATACTTTATGAGTTCGTCTTTTTTCACTAGTCCAACTCAAGTTTCTCGCCTTTAGTTAGGACATATACTTCAAAATCATCACACCTGAATAAAGAGTTTAATCTTTGTGCTAGATTAATTGCATGTCCTGGATTACTAAAACTCACTTTCTTGTATTTAGGACCTGGAAAATTAACCAATGAATTTAGACTACGTAAATTTATAGCAACTTCTTTATAAAATACCGCATATACGGCATCCGCTTTCAGTACTTGCTCACTTCTGTAAGTCTTATTATCGGTATGTTCCAATAGAATGGTTGGTTTAGGTCTTGCCATAAATTTATAGTTCCTTTATTAATTCTATATGTATTTATCTAATTTGATAGAATTAAGTTCGAATATATCTATTTATCTAGGCTTATTACGTTGCGACAACCAGCTACGCATTTCTTTTTCATCTTTTTCTGGTAATACGAAAGTAAACTCTAGTTCTTCATCACCTCTTCGTACTTTGAATGTAAATTCATCACCAGGTAATGATATTATAGCTGACTTAATCATTTGTAATGGGCTTCTAACTTCATCACCGTTCAATTCTAAAATGATATCACCAGTACGTAAACCTGCCTCATATGCTGAACCTTCTTCATTATCATCCATATGTGCGTATACCATTTTTCTATCTTTTTTATCCAGTTCTAGTTGACCATTTTCTTTTAATTCATCATATGTAAATGTTTTAAAAGAATACGGCATTTCTGCATAAGGAACCCACTCTACAGTTTCGCCCTCTTTATGATTATCAAATATATAATTAATTGCACGTTGGGATATCTCTGATGTAACTGCTAAACCTACACCGTCCCAACCAGGTATCTGTCTACCAGGAGATAATATACTCACAACAATACCTGCTACTTTACCATCAGTAGTAATAACAGGTCCTCCTGAATTGCCTTGATTAACAACTGCATCTATTTGTAAATGTAATGTGTATATGCCTGTACCAAATCTATTAACATAATTAATATGACCTGATGATGCAGTATAAGGCAAAGACATACCATGACCAATAACAACTATTGGATCGCCTTCTGATATATCTGTACTAGAATCTTCTACAAACTCTAATGCTTCCCATTCTTCGTTATCTTTTTTTCTAATTCTAATAATGGCCACATCGGCAACAGGATCCATACCTAATACATCTGCTTCATAATCCCACCAATCAACACCGGTATTGACTTGCATTTTGATATTTTTTGATAACATGATAGCACGTTCAATAACATGAAAGTTAGTTGCAATATAACCAAATTCTTCATCTACTTTTATGAAAAATCCTGTACCCTGTCCACCTAGATTTTGTACAAAACTATCTTCTGTTGGTATTAATTTTATAGATACAACACTTTTATATTTTTCATTGATAGTATGTTTAATATCACGTTCGCCATCAAACCCTTTACCGTTAAATAATACACCATTGGCGTCATATAGAAATTCACCTACATCAGGATTTATGTCTCTCCATACCCAACCAATACCTTCATGTATCTTTGTTTGAATTTCTCTTATGTAAGAGTTCACCACAAATGATAAAACCACTGCTAGTGATACCACTAGAGTGGTGGATAGTACCTTTTTCTTTTTTTTCGAATCCATTGGATCCCTCCATTCTATTGGCGAAAACCTCCACCATCAATTACTGTACTCCCCTTGTTTTTGGCTACTTCTTCTTTTTCTAAAAGCAATTTAGTAAGGTCGCTAACTATTTCATTTGCATCATTTATTGATAATCTTATATCTGTTTCTTTACGTAAATTTGCTCTATTTACTATTGATACAAATTCTTTTAGTTTTTTATACATCCTTACTTGCCTTTAGTGCTTCGGCTTCTACTTCTGATTTTGACTTAAATGGTCCTACAAATTCGTAGTTTTCTAAAGTCTCCAGCTTAACGCAATACGTATTACGCCAGACGCCGTTAAAATGTAACCCATAGTAACCAGCGGCATAAAGCGTTTTACTATTTTCTGTCTTTGTATATACAGGTACTTGTTTTCCTTTTATGTCTTTTAGTACTGTATTAAACCCCTTGTGTTTGCATGGGTAACCTAAGACTTCATCTATAGATTTCCCATACTCTACACTTTCAATGCGTTTGACAAGTTTTGGTTCTAAAATCGATGAACCATATTTTGTAGTAAGAGCATCAGTACTTAGGATTTCAATTCCTTCGTTTCTGATGATGACCTCAAAGTCTGAGTCATCTTTCTTTCTGATAGTACCGAGTTTAACACCCGCATCTTCCAGTATCCAAAACTTGTCTTTTATAATCTCAGTTGTATACATAATTTACCTAAAATTATTAGCACACAATTATGTGCTAATATTATTTATCCTTTCTGGTTACTTCTTTTCATTTATTTGACGTTCAAATTCTCTTAAACGTTTAAACACGCTCATTAACTCAATAAGAGTAGGCCATGCTTTAAATAGATATTGAAGTGAGCCTTCTACTCTACCAAATGCACGAATAATCTGTTGCATGACACCTAATGTCACAACTCCTGCCACAATCGCAGGTGCTAAGAATACGTATGCTGATAAAACGTTTGCTTGTAAATATGTAATACGACCAATATTAAAATACAAATAACGCAGATAAGATTTAAAATGAATTGAACGAACGCCTTCAAACAGTTCATTGATTGTTTTTGGTCTTACAGTTTCATCATCTTCTGCAATAACAAGTATCTTTCTATAAGCCGCTTCCTTCTTCTGCAAGTCATATTCAACACCGACTAGTCTTAGTAACCAACCTAATCCAATTAAGAATAGTGTACCACCTACTGACCAAACGATAGCGCCTGTAATCAATCCATATTGCCAATCTCCAAAGAAGAAGATAGGAATACCTACTGATAAACCAAATAGAATAGGAACAAACTGTACTAGAACCATAATCGATTCAATGAAACTTGTACCTAGTCCTTCCATAATACGTGAAAATTTAATCGTATCTTCTTGTACCCTTTGTGCCGCACCTTCAATAGTTCTTGCTTTATCATATACACTATGATACCAATCTACCATTGCATTACGCCATCTAAACAAATAGTGTGCCGTAAAGAAACTTACTGCCACTGCAATAGCAACATATATCATCGCTAGATAGATAAATGTTCCTAAACTACTCCAATACTCACCAATAGTAATAGCATTGGGTTCTGCTAGGGCTTTCTGGATCATGTCATAAAACTGACCGAACCACTCGTTAATCTTAACATCAATCTCAACTTGTATCCAGAGTGATGATAGGATTAATGCAGACCCTAACCAAGACCATAAGGCCCATTCTTTTACTGTAAAAAATCTAAACATGTTTATTCTCCTATGTTAGTCCCCCTACCTTCAACCCATTAACACCATAATAGTTCAAAAGATAGTTCTTTATAACTAACGGGTCTTCTTCGTATATACTTATACCTTTATCTTCTATGTCTTTTTTATTCTTAATTTGCCATAGACGTACATCATTTGTTCCTACATTTACATTTATAGTATTTTTAATTTGATTGAATACACTTTCATTATCACCAAAGCACCAATCAAATGCATCAACAATTTTTCTTTCTCTGTCAATAACATAATTTTTTTCTACTACAAGTGAACCAAAATTTTGATGCTCATGATTCCACACATCAATAAAATGTTCAAAGTCTGTACGAAATTCTTTTCCTTGATAAAAGTTTTCTTTATTCTTTGATGCTATTTCAATTTGCCAAGCATAGTATCCATCATCTGATTTATATTTTTCTAAGAACCACTTATACATTTCACTGCCTAACTGTAGTTCTACTCGCTCTTGTTCTAAATTCTTTCTATTGAACCAACGTCTTAAAAACATACGCAATGTAAGTATCTGTGTATTTTTTAAAGGATATAGATATAAGGAATTGATACCTTGAAGTTGTTCGTATTCTCTAAAAAGATAATGTGTACGTAAAACTAAATTAGATTGTTCCCTATTATTAGTGACAACTGAATTCTTTTCATCATCAGATATAGTTCTGATTTCTCCGCCCTTTTCTAATTCAAGGCATTCTTTTCTGTAGTATCTTAAAAGTTTTAAGTTTGATGCTAGTTTGTGTATATCATGTGTGTCTACTAGTCCATCATATAACAGATAAGGTTTAGTGTAATCAAATATATTAGGTTGCGTATATTGATTAAAGAAACTGTCTTCCACACCATAGTTTGCAGTACCTTCTTCGCCTGTTCTCCAATCTACATTAGATTGTGCATGAACAATGTTTGCTATAGTTTCAGCTAGTTTCTCTCCGCCTGTACCACCAGAGTATTCTATATGATATAAGTTAGACCAATCATACCCATTGAGAGTTATAGGGTCTGTAGTATTCGCCATGTTTCTTCCCATCCATCGACATGATAAACTACACCATTGTCTCTCTGTTTTACTGCGTAGGCGATATCAAAATCATTTCCACCTTGTTGACATTTATCACCAAAGAAAACTATTTCTGCATCTGTAGTAAAGTCATCAAGTATTTGTTGTTTGCCTTTTCCTATAGGCATAATATCTAAACCAGTTTCGCCTGCGACTTGGGCGACAACATTATATTCCTTAGAAAAGTTGTTATTAAATTCTTTTGCTATATCAAATCTATCATTGTTTGCTAAATCATATTCAACATATTTTTTACGTTGTTCTGTTGTTGCATTTCTACCAACAATACTATAATTTATTAGACCTGGGCGTTCATCAAAATGCCAACCTGTTTTAGTATCAAAGTTGTGATGTATAAGTTTTGTTTCTAAGAAGTGCCATGGGAGTTGTTCAAGTTTCCAATCATTATTATAAACGTTTGTACCTTTTTCCCATACTGAATTGCCACTGCAATTATAAACACGTTTTACTTCTGCAAATACATCTTCACCTATTTGTTCTATTGTCTTTGGTGCATCACTTCCTGTAGCAAGATAAACAGAATTCTCACTATTGAATTTAAGAAACCATTTCTTAAACTCTGAGTCCATTAGACCTCTACTAGGTGTTAGTGTTCCATCTACATCGAATATATAATATTTCATGATTTTAGTGTTATATTTTTTTGTTTCTGTAATACATACCAATCGTATGTTTCCGTAAAAGTTTTATTACCTTGTTTTAAATCTTTTAAAACTATTTCATCATAGCCTTTTAGTTCAAAACCTGCTCTTTGAAATAGACTTTTGTACATTGGAGCACCCATGATACTGTAATGATTTTTCCAATGCTCTAGTCCACGTTCACTATTTTTAAGTCTTTCTATACTAGGCTGAGGCATTTCTACATATAACCAGCCACCTACTTTAAGCATCTTATTTAATTGATAGATTGTATAGAAAGGAAACGGAGAATGTTCTAGTACATGTCGCATCCAAACTGCATCAAATTCTTCATTAAATCCTGTAAAGTTGAAATCTACGTTATGTACTTTGAACCCATCGGCTTCACATGATTCTACATCTTCATCATTTAATGTAAGACCTTCAACATTTGTAAACCCTAGTTCTCTCATTTTTCTCATGGCATAACCGGCACCACACCCTAAGTCTAATACTCTCATATTAGTTTTAAGAAGTTGCAAAAAACCTGGTAGCATAGCATCAGTAACTTGTGTTGTCAAAACACTATCAGGTTCATGATATACTTCACCTAATAAGTCACTGTAAAATGCATCAAAGTCTTTCCATTTATTCATGAGGATATGCTCTGTTTAGAATAGCCGCCATTTCATCTGGTGCTTTAGATAAGTTCTGTAAGTCCCACTCACCGCACCATTTCAGAAAGTTTATACCAACACCTGGAATAGATTTAGGTTTACTTGCATCTGCAATAGTTTGAACAAACTCTACTTTTAATTCTGTTGGTTGAGCATGTAAGTCAATTAAAATCTTATTGCGTTCATAATCTTCACGTACTGTATGTTCATCACCATTATGGTCAGTCCACTTTTGTAACATAAAGTTATTCCAATTAAAACCGCCTGTTGCTTTATCTTCATATGCTTCTAGCATACCTGTTTTATTACGTGAGCCTTTCTTACGTACACCTGGATATGCTGAAAAGATATTATCGCTTGTGTCACCACGAATACATTTCTCAAACAACAACCACTCAGGGTCTGGAGCAGGCATAACTTCTTTTGTCTTTTTATCTTTCATAGGTGTCATGTTCTTATCATCTTTAAAGAAGCCATCTTTAGTAATGATACGATTTTGTACACCGTCATAAATCCTTACGTTGTCTTGAATTAGTTGTAGATAATCACTATCACTTGAAATAACAATGTGGTCATCGTTAGGATGAGACTCAATAAACATAGCAATCATATCATCTGCTTCTGCTTGTTTATTTTGTAGTAATGTTACATTAGTTTTCTTATCTAAGAATTGAACCATGTTATCGTATGCATCAAACATGATTTGATTTTCTTCTTGTTCTCGCACAGATAAAGCCTCACGTGCATCTTTACGATTACGTTTATACGGCTCATAGAAATCTTTACGCCATGAACGACCTTCTAAACAAAATACTGCATGGTCGGCATTGAATTTATTGTAACACATTTTCACACTATTCATCATAATATGAAACGCCATGCCAATACGCATATCGACATTTGAACCACGCATTGCTACGTGTTTTGCTCTGTGATACATGTTGAAACTGTCAACAAGGATGAAAGTAGCCATTATTACCTCTTTAAGTTATATACGTACTTAATATAACACAGTTTACTGGAAATGTCAAGAGTATTCAGCGGTATCTTCGCCAGTTTTTAATCGTTGAACAATAAGTCCTTCTTTACTTTTAGCATCAACACTTTTAGTAATGCCTTCTTCGTCTTCAAGACCTTCCATTACAATGTTTTTGCATAAGTCATTAAACCAATTGTCTACAATTTTATCTGGTTCTGTGCCTTCGTATCCTGAGTTCGCAAGATATTCAACAAATTCTTCATTGAAATCTAATTCAAAGAAACCTGAACCGGGCTTTTCTTTATCAAGTTCCATCTTAAGAACTTTAACCCAAGGCTCTCCTTTTGCAGTCGCCTGTCTTTTGTCATGTTCAATCTTAGATATGTGTCCATATTTAAAATCTATTTCTGCCATACGTTTTTGCATAGCTTTATCATCACTTATTTTTCTAGCTTCCGCTCTATCGTTTTCTTCGTCTGTCTTGAACCATGTACTAGGTTTTAAAATATCCATTTTATTCCTTTCAGTTCACTTTTAATTCTGGTACTGATTTTAATAGTTCATCAATACCGCCTTCGATATAAATCATATTTTTATATCCATTATTTTTAATGTACTTTGTTACTTGTTCTGCTCTTGTACCGTCTTGGCAAAGCATTAAACAAATAATATAAGTAGGAGCCATATCTATCTGGTCAGGTATTTCGTACATTGAAATATTAAATGTACCTTTAATAATACCTTTCTCAGTTCGTTCTTCTGCCTCTCGTATGTCAACAAGCATGTACTCTTGTTTATCATACCATTCGTTAACGAATTCTTCTACTGTTATTGACAGTGTATCATCATTTGTTTTATAAAATTCAGTCATTGTCTAACATCCTTCATTAATTTCTTTTTCCCATTCGTCAGCATCAGCGAATTTTCTTTCCCAACCTATTTGTTCCCATGGAACATTCTTTTCACCAAAGTGACCAAATATACAGTTCTCACTATAGTTGTAGAATTCAAATAATTTAAATCTATCAATGATACCTTTAGGAGTTAAGTCAATATTGTCTCTGACAAATTTGTGAATTGAACGATTGTGTCCATTACTATCAATGTAAATACTTGTAGGTTCTTTTACACCAATAGCATATGACAACTGCACATTGCACCAATCTGCCATGTTATCTGCTACAATATTCTTTGCTAACCATCTTGCCATATAAGCCGCTGACCTATCTACTTTGGTAGGATCTTTTCCGCTAAAAGCACCACCACCGTGAGGAGCAAAACCGCCATAGGTATCCACGATAATTTTGCGTCCGGTGAGGCCTGTGTCGCCATCAGGACCACCAACAAGAAACTTGCCAGTAGGGTTAAAATGATATACAGTGTCTTTATCAATTAAATCTCCTAACACTTCTTCAACTGTATCTTTAATAGGCATTCTAATACTATGTTCCATACCTTCTGTATGTTGACATGATACAACTACCTGGTCTACACGTTTTACTTTACCGCCTTCATACTGTACACTAACTTGTGATTTGCTATCAGGCTGTATGTATTTATAATCCTCATTTACACGTAGACTTCTTAATTTCTTTAGAATTTCGTGTGAGTAATGTATGGGTGCAGGCATCATGCTTGGAGTATCGTTTGATGCATATCCAAACATAATACCTTGGTCACCCGCCCCAAAGTTATCAGTACCTAAACCGATATCACCACTTTGTTTATGAATTTTTTGTACAACTTCTAAGTCTTTCCAGTGAAATCCAGATTGTTCGTATCCAATTTCTTTGACTTTATCTCTAACGATTTGTTCTACTTCTTCTGTAGAAACGTTAAAGTTTTTTACTTCGCCCGCCAACGTTACGTAGTTGGTAGTTACAAGTGTCTCTATTGCTACACGTGTTGTTTCATCACCATTCTTAAGTCCAGCATCAACTAGTGCATCACTAATTTGGTCTGCTACTTTATCTGGGTGACCATCACTAACACTTTCGCTAGTAAAAATATAATCGTTCATCATAAGTTATCCTTATCCTTAATATCCGGCTTCCCGAATTCTTTTCTCTAAATCATTATGATTTATTTCTTTTTTCATAACATTTTCCGTATGTTCATTTGTATATCTAGATGCAGTTCCATCATCAAGTACCCCAGGCATTTCCGAATAGGGATATGTGTAATCTGGGCGTGAATCTCCATCCTTTCTCCATGCAAAGTTCAGCGACTTGCTTGACCGTAAGATTGTATTCTTCACTTCTACCGCCCAACGGCATAAGATAGACAGGACATTCAATGCCCACTGCACGATACTCGTTAACGGCCCTATTAGCATCGTTAACATCTGTATCATCAGAAACAACAAACTTAAAGTACATACTAGACCCAGGAATGTCATTGTAATCACTAGCGATATCAGGTTTGATAGCAGTGTCCCAAGGTTCTCCCGAAACTGGGAGTTTTGGAGAGCAACTAAATGTTGTTTTAAATCTTGCCTTACTTGAGAGATATTCTTTAAACTCTGGGTGTAGACTTTGTGTAGTGTTTGTTTCAAATGTAACATTTTTTAAATCACGCATCCTTTCATGTTCGAACAATTCAATATACAAACGTTGCCACGCTAACAAAGGTTCACCGCCAGTCATTATTAAATGAACATCCTGACCGTTATCTTGTGTCCACTTGCCATTAGGTGTAAGAGATAGTAAATGTTCTACTACTTCATCTACCGTTGCTTGTTTATTAAAATGTTTAAATTCAGGATAGATACTTGCATAAGTATCACACCCTGTATGTATAATAGGTAAGTCTTCGAATTCTTTTGTAGTTTTATGAACACCTTTATCAATTAGTTCCTTAACTTCATCATTATATCGATTTCCTGCCTTTTGTTTTTCGTCACGCATTGGTTCATCTTTTAGACCAAAGTTCATACAACGAAAGTTACAACCGAAAGTACGTAAGAATACACTTGGTACCCCTACGTATTTACCTTCACCTTGTACTGAATAGAATGCTTCTGAATATCTCAGTTTCATTCTACTTATGACCTTTCATACTCAACATTAAATTATAAAATTCTTGTTTAAGATTAGGATCGTCCCTAAACTTACCTAACATTACCGCAGTAGTCATATCACTATCATGTTCTTTAACACCTCTATGTGTCATGCAATGATGTTCTGCTTTGACAACAACCGCAACATTAGGTGTCTTTGCGTATTTCACAAGTTTATCTGCAATCTGTGTTGTCATTTCTTCTTGAATCTGTGGACGTTCAGCAATGTGATGTACAAGTCTATTAAACTTGGATAGACCAATAACTTCTTCTTCTGGAAATATACCTACCCAACATTTACCTACAATGTTTTGAAGATGATGGGCACAAGTACTACGAATAGTAATTGGACCTGTTGTATACAAGTTATTATATCCCATGTTAGGAAAACTTGTTACTCTTGGTTCTGGTATGTAACGTCCACCAAATGTCTCATTTAAAAACATTTTAGCTACACGTTTTGCAGTTTCTTTTGTGTTATGGTCGTGTTCTGTGTCTATAACTAGACTACTTAACACCCGTTGCATTTCATCCTGTACTTCTGCTTGAAGTAGTTCTAATTCACCGGGCTTGATAAACTCTGCTATATTATCGTTAGCATGAAATCTCGTTTTTGCCGTAACGATACGTTCTTTGATTATATCGGAAGTCTTTCTCATGTACTATGTTCCTTTTCATTATGTTATACGGTGGAATCCCACGCATATATCTTATTATTATATATGAATGATACTCCTATGTCAATAGATATTTTAAGCAAATTTAACTGGATCCATATTTTCAGTTAATCTTTCTATCAATCTATCTGTAGAATAGAATGACTTTACATTATCTATTTCTTTACTCATAATATCTTGTAAATCTGTATTGCTTTTCATAAGAATGCGTATACGTGTTTTGATATTATCAATATTCTGTTTTGTTGATTCTAAATCTCTAGTCCATTCACTTGGATATTTGAATGTATCTGACCACATTTCAGAATAACTTAACCTATCAGGTACTAATGGTATAGCACCAACTACAAGTCCTTCATAGACAGATATGCCTAGAGTTTCTTGTAAGTTGGCACTAAAAACCATCTTTGCCTTACCAAGCAAATTGTGGTATTCTTCTTTTGAAAGATTAAGTTCTTGACATTTTATAAACTTGTATTCAGGCATTTGCTCTGCAAGATAGTCAAAAACCTCAGGTTGTTTTTCAGGAGCAAGTCTATGAGGAAATAAAATAATGTCCTCTTTTTCCATGCCCTTGTAAGGTGCTAAATCGCTTTCAATGTATTCCATAGGCCAACCCACTTGTCGTATTGAGTGAAGCAGTTGCCGGTCGATATCCCTATCGTCCTCAAAAAACGTCTGGGTAAACATGTCAATGTGAAATTTAGTTGCGAAAAAGTTATCATCGAAACATTCATACATTGTCATTTCAGCATTTCGAACCCACGGCTTATTACCTATCAATCTTCCCAAAAAGTCTTGAGGGTCATACGAACCTGCATGCCACATACCCCCAATACGGATTTTAACACCCAACAGTTCAGCCATATATTTTAGCTGAATAACTGTTGGGTTCCAAGCATCAGTATATAAAAAATAATCCCCATCCTTAACTTTGCCACTGCAAAATAATTCTGCTATTTTCGATATCTGTGCCGCCTTGTAGATGTTAGTACCACCGAAATTCAAAAAAGCACCGGGTGTAGTGGCTTCGGGAATGCCTGCACTAGGGCCGTCTATCACCGTCACATTCAGTCCGTTGTTTTTTAGAACAGTTGGGAAATGTGTCTTCCATTGCTTAGTGTAGCGGGATTCAACACTTTCCAAATCTACAAGATATATCATAATTATTCCTTTAGTATTGTATAAACATTATAGCCTTGAGATTTCAGTTTATCAGAACCTCCTAAGAAAGTCAAGTCCATAATACCTGCAATACCTATAACCTCGGCTTTAAATTCTTTCACTAACGATGTAGCCGCTTCTAGTGTTCCACCAGTAGCGATTACATCATCAATGATTAAAACACGGTCGCCTTCTAACACTGCGTCTGTTTGTAGGTGTAGTTCGTCCGTACCGTATTCTAATTCGTATTCTCTAAAAATAGTTTCACCGGGAAGTTTCCCCTTTTTTCGTGCCATAGCAAATGGTCTATTCATATCTGCACTTAGATATCCTGCCATTGGAAAGCCTCTAGCATCTAATCCTATAATTCTGTTGTATTCGTATGCAATTTCAGTTTCATACATCCAATCTTTTATAAGTGTCATTACTTTGGACAAACCGTTTTGGTTATTAAACACACTTGCCATATCCTGATACATGACACCAGGTCTAGGATGATCCGGTATAACTCTAATCATATCTTGTATATCTTGTACAAGACCTTTTTTATAATCAGGCGTCATATTCAATCAAAGCCCCATTTTCTCCGTCTTCGGATACTTCAATTTTAACACTACGATTAGGATATTTCTCTGCAATCTTATCAAACAAATCATCACTCATCATTTCACATGACTTGTAATCTAGTTCTAAAGTTTTCTCTGCATATAGTTTCTCTAACCAACGTTTAAACTGAATGAATTCAATATCCCTATCGTTGTGTGTAACTGTAATTGCTACACGAAAATGAAAGATATGTCTGTGAGGATATCCTAGAAAACTAACATCATACTCATCACCAGTTGCTAACGCAGGGTCATCAAGTGCCGCTGGATATTTGTGTATACCTTCTTTCTGAAACGTAACCCAAATCCATCTTGTTGCATTTTGTTTTTGTTTTTTAATATCGTCTTCCATATTAGCCTTTCTGCTTTCGTTTAGCATATAGTTATAGTAACTACCCATTTACTTGTGACCCTAATTCGTTTTCTAGGGACACAATTTCTTCTTTTAATTTTAATTTTTCAACCTTTTTGCCTTGAACGTCTTGATACTTATTATAATCTTTTTTAATTTCTTTGTCAAGTTCTCTATGGACTGCTCTGAGTTTTTCAAGTCTATGTGCTTTCTTTTTAGCAAATGTTCTTTGTCTTGTCATTTTGTCCTCCTAATTAAAATGTTGTGTATATGTAGGGGGTAACCCCTACATATAATTATTTCAAATGACTACTTCTTAGTCTTCTTTTTAGTAGTCTTTTTAGTAGTCTTTTTTACTTTACCCTTTTCTCCAAGAAAAGAAAGTAATAGTCCGTAAGCTGGTAAGAATACAATCAGTCCTACCACAATCTTGGTCAATGTATTGTTCTGTGCAACAATGTGCCAGTTAGCACCTATCCAAGTTAGGTTACCTTCTGCATCTGTTGATCCAGCAAAGGCAACGAAAAAGAACGAATATGTATCAATGATATTCGCCGCAATAGTAGAGAATGCCGGAGCCGCCCACCATGCTTCTGTGTACTTCTCTCTGATATGTTGAAAGACGTATACATCTAACATAGTACCGATTGCATAAGCACTACCACTAGCAATACCTACTCTGTATGCATGTTCATCGCCTAAAGCCATTAACACTAATACAGAGGCAACGATTGCCGGGATAATTGCCATAGCAACAACAGCCCTACCAGCCTCTTTACCAACTAAACGTACAGTTAAGTCGGTCGCAACAACCACAATTGGAAATGTAAACGCCGCGGCCGCTAACGGAAATTCACCAAAGAATGGTAAGTCAGCACCTGGGAATACATTGAATTGTATCGTTACTAAGTAATTCGACACTGCAATAACTAGTGTGTGAAGAATTACTAAATTACGGACAAGTATTCTGTCTACATTGCCCAATATTTTATCTAACATAGTTAGTTCCTCCTTATTACATTAAGCAAACAAATCTGACACTGTATCAGGTGTTTCGTATTCTTTACGTTTACCTTTTACTGCTTCAACAAATTCGTCTGTCTTAACGTTTGCTTCCTCAAACTCCATAAAGTCTGGAGTTGTAGAAATATTTTGAACACGTGAACCTTCGCACTTACGTAAAAATGCTTTAAAATTAGTTAACATGTCCATTGGTTTATCTGATACAAAAAGTTCTTCTACAAATTTTGCAAAATACAATACTGTATCAGGTACAACATCACTCAGCACATTAGTTTTACCTAAATTCATGTTGTGAATGTCAATCTTATCATGTAACATTTCATATTCATGGTCAAATCTACGCAATGCATCTTGCATACCTCTGATATGATACTCCGTGTTGTGTGCTTGAATTAATATATAGGATAGGCTATCCCAACTTGATTTTGCTTCTTTCTTGTTTCTATTCAACATACCTGGTTGCATATAGTTGATATCACGCATATTTAATCGTGAACCAATAGCACCTTCATACATCCAAGGTTGATCCGGATTAGAAATATCTTGTCTCCAGTTCAACTTTTTAGTTTTATAAGACCAAGCATTAGCAGTCAGGTCAGGATAGTCATAAGCTAGTCCTTTTGATGCAGTGATATAGGGAGACGCCGCATCAAAAGATATTGTGATATTTGGATTTACATGTTCTCTTAGTTGTCGTTGTATAGCCGTTAAAAAACAGCCCCAAGGGAGAACACTAATGCCTAGAACATGAATCCAAACATCGTCACCTGCTAACATACCATCATCACGCATTGTGATTAATCGTCTTAGCAGAAGTTCTGCATCACCGGCATGGTCACCAGCCATAGCCCAACCTTCAAATGCTCTATCGCCATAGACTTTAGGGTCATTGAATTGTTTGACTGCCTGATACCATTTCTCACTAGTTTCCCAATTAGCACCATGTAGTGTGTTGAGAAACTTAGTTTTACCCGGGATACGGTTATCAATAAAAAATTTGTGATTGAATATTGTTTTCTCTAAACATTCATCGGCAGATTTTAAACCTGTTTTATCACGATACTGTGGAAGATAACCCCACATAGGAATATCAAGTGTCATACTATAATCACAGTATTCTTCTAACCATGTCATAATACCACATCTTGTCTTTTGCCAATCAGCGCCTGTCTCAAAATTACTCCAGTCTAGTTTCCAAGCACCAGAGCCTATTTGATATCCACCCGAATCCCCAACAAGTACTGTGTTTTCACGGTTTCGATTTACAACCATACCATCATCAACTTTTGAACCATCTAAGTCTAGATTGGCATGTCCTGCCGAATATAGACCATGTGAATAATGCACATAACCTTTATCTTTATCTAATATATTCAATCCATCAAGACCATTTTCAAATCCTTTTGGGATACGTTCTGGTGGGAACATGTCTGTAACACCTGCATAGTGTTGTGATATCTTTCTTACATAGAAGTTAGAAATTGCAGGAAGAAAGACTGCGTACCCACTAGTTTTGTTATTTTTGCTTAGGTCATTAACCATGTTAAATATCCTCCTATGATATTATTTAGGTTAATTGCCTGATTTAGCTGGTAAAATGTACTCATATAGGCCTAAACCTGAGTCCACTTGAATCATCATCGCACCTTGGTCTGAGATTTTCACACTCATTGTGCTTGTATCACCAAGTTTTAGAATTGTTAAAACAGTCGATAGAGGAAAACTCCAGCCTGTTTTTAATTCACCGTTTACATTTTGTGCAAATGGAAGTTCTACTCTGTCAGTTGAACGGTCACCGATAAAGAATTTTAGTACACCGTCTACTGTTCGAACAGTAAATAAAGGATCATATGCTCCTAGAATACCTGAAAAGTATTGTAAGTCTTTGATTGCCTTTTGTGTTGGCATAACTTCAACGTCCCATTTGGCACCTTTAAAGTTTGCAGTTTTGATTTGTGCATCAACAAGTTCACTTACGATTACACGATAAGTTGATTGCATTGCACCTGGAATAGAAAATGAAAGTTGTGTTGGCACTGTTTCACCATTACGTTCTTCATGACCTACTTCTACTGATGCTTTAACAGACTTACCTTCTCTGTCTTCGCCTTCGTAGTTTAGATAACCGTTTAATACTCCAAGTCTACCTAAACCAAATTTACCTGTAAATTCAGGAACTGGTGTGTGAAGTTTTCCACGTAATACTACAGTTCTGTCATCATCCATTGCGTCAATCAATGTTCCGCCATCATCTGTTGTAACCTTAGCCGCTTGAATAATACCAAGCGAATGTGTATGCTTCACAATATCTTTTAATATATCTTGCATTGTTATGTTCTCCTTATGGTTCATTAATACTATAATAACATTATTCGTTACCAATGTCAATAGTCTTTTTTACTCTTCCTGATACTGGATTATCTACCCAATGTATTTGATTTGGAGGCATAAACCCCCATATAAACCAAGCATTTCCAAATGTAGGTGATCCTTTTCCAGTAAAATCAATACGAAAGTTATACACAAGGGCAGACATTCCCTTGTCCATAAACATTTTACCTCGTTTTGCACCCTGAAAACTTGTTACAGGAAGCAATAAAGCAAATGGTTTATCTAAAGAATAGCAGTGTTCCAAAAATTGGTCTTTCTTACTATACGGTGGATTAGTTATAATGCCATCATAGACATCACTCCGTGTACAATCAAAGAAATCCCTACCGTTAGACCCAACAATATTATAACCGTATTTGTTGAATCCGGAAACAATGCTACCGCTTTTTTCACTAGTCGCTTCATAATAAGTCTTATCCTTATCTAAATATTTTAGCAGAGGAAGTATTTGATCCTCTGGTGTATAGCATTCATCTGATGCTTCGTTAGTTGCTCTACGATTTATTAAATCAGTGTAAGACATGGCTAGACGCTCTTTTAACATTATTAATGTTTTTTGCTTTCTCTAGTTTGGGTGCAATAAAATCCTTTACCATTTCCTCATTAATAAAATCATTGAAATGGTCACCATCACAAAATATTTTATCTGGGTCATTGTATTTGTTTGCATAATATTGATGTGCATTTAATCCGTTAAAATCTACATGAATTGACTTTTGTATCATAGAGTCGAATCCAGGTAAAGAATTAAAGTTCCAAGATTTTTGCCAAGTGATTACTTCAATATCTAACATCTTGCAAAGTCTAATAGCTTGATATATATCTAGCATACCCCAAAATTCCATTGCATGATGCGTTGATGCTATATTCCATTGTACATCTTTCCAAATCTCAAATGCTTTTACTGAAGGAGCAAACGTATGTTCTTGCATATCTTGTATTATTGCTCTCCAATATTCCCATGATGATGCTGATGATTTGTAAACATCTTCTTCTATATCTGCCATATCACTTGTTCTTTGTATTTTACTGTATGCATCTGGAAGACATTTAAAGTTTAGCATAGACCTATTATTGACTAGTTCCATTAGTATTACATCTACGTTATGCTTTTCTTTCAAATACACAATCTTATTTAGGTAAAGTTCAGTACCTTTACCAGCACATGCTGAGTTAAAAAACTGCATGTTGGTTGTATATTTTTCTAACCATGTTTCAAATGGTAATGCTAAATCGTTTTCTCCAGTCTCTTTGTTATGATGTGACCCCACACTATAACTAGACCCTAATATTCCTACTTTACACATATTAAAAATCAAACAAACTTTGAAATTGTTCTGATGCATCTGCATCACTTAGATCCCATTTAAGGACACCAATAAGATTGTCTAGTTTCTTATCAATAATTGTTGTTTCCATTAATTCATGGTCAAAAGGAAGTTCTTGAAACCATTCTGGGATTCTATTCTCATCAATAGGATATGCAACACTTGTCATTTTCAATGCGTTAGGCTTGAGTTTACATACGATAGTTTTCATACCATCAACAATCTCAATAGAATACCTATCACCATTTAGTTCACGTAATGTATTCCAGTTAAGAGCCGCACTAACATGACCTGGAAGATGTACCTTATCTTTCTTGTTGTCTGCACCTTCTAATTTAAAATCTCTGCCTTGTTGTTTCATAATCTTTTGTATTTTGTTTTTGTACATAGTAAGATTATTAACTCGTTTAGGAGTACCTTTCTCCCAACCAGGCTTTGCTCTAAATTCTTTTTTAAATTCTTTAACCATATCGATTACATTTTGTTCTGTACCGTCTGTTAGAATTGTAACAAGTACATCACTCAAAAAGTTCTGCATATAATCAGGAGTATCACTACGTTTCAAGTCAAGACCCATAGCTTTTACTTTACCAGGATTACCATCTACGTCTTTTCTTACGCCTTCATCATCATAGATTAGCATAGCATAACGTTTCTTCTTAATAAAGATACCCATAGTTGCACAGTTTTCACGACCTGCCGCAATAATCTCACCTTGTTTACGTGGAGCATTAAAGAAGTCTTTCATAAAGTCAGGAAAACTTATATTGACTTGATTTGCAATTTCATCATACAGTTCTAGAACCTTTTCTTTAGACCACTCAATCTTGCCTGCATCGATGTCTTCCTTATAAACAGGATACATAGAATAATAGATACTATCTGTATCACCATATATAATGGACTCGCCTTTGTAATCATAATCACCAGCGATTACTTCATTAGTTTTGGCGCCCATGTGTCTTGTAATACAACGACCAGATAGAGTCGTACTCTGACCAATACGTTTATCATAGAAACGACAACCGGGATTAAGAATCGCACCATATAAACTGTTTAAGTTAATCTTTTTCACAAGTTGTCGCTTATCCCAGAACGTAATAGCTTCTTTATCACCTTCATCAATAGCTTTCTTCTTGTTTGCTTGTAATACTTTACGTTCAGCATACCAACGTTCTAACAAACTTGGAATAATACCTTGTACGTCTTGTTTCAGTATTGTACCATTGGCAGTGACTGCCCATGGCAAGTCACTATGAAATACAAGATTATGTATTTCTGCACCAGTCATTTCATTTCTGCTATCTTTATTATCTTCTAATACAAGATTAATTTTTTCTGTCTTGTCTTTCTCATTGACTAGTCTAAATTCTTCTGCACTAAACGTATCTTCCCAAGCCTGTGCCGCTCCGAAACCTTTACTGCCACCTCGTCTACCATTCGCAATTCTATCACCAATCATTTTTTCTGTTAGAGTTGGTTCAAGTTGTGCAACAATAGTTTCTGGACTCATGTTCAATGCACGAATAATTGAAGGATAAAGTGAATTGATATCAATACCCGATACCCATCGCTGAATGCCTGTTTTTGGATTAGCCACAAAGGCACCTGCGGCTTTTTGTTTTTCTGCTTCTTCTAGTTCTGCGTCTGTGGGTTCAACATCCTCTTCGCCCCAATCTTTCGCTTTTCTATCAGGAACAACCATACCTCTACGATGTGCTTCATTGATAATTGCTTGTTCTGTAACCGCAACTGCGCCCATAGTTGTTTTGATATTAACTGTATTGTCATGTGCGATTTCATTTGCTAAGTCGATAAACTGTAGCTTTTTGTCTAAGTTGCCTAGTAGTGCAACGTCTTGTCTGTTATATTCAACAAACTTATAAAAATCTCTATTATATAATTGGTCTAGTGTACCATCATATGCAATCTTCTTGTCACCAAGTTCATATTCACCGATAGCATCAAGTGAGTATGAATGCATTTCGTGATATGTATATTTACGATATAGTTCAAGATAGTCTAAGTGAATACGACCTGATAAGTCATATGTCACACTTTCTTTACCAAATTTAACTACTCGTCTTTCGTGTGGAAACAAATCCCATAAACATAATTTACGTGTATGAGATTTACTCATAATACGTGTGATACGTCTAACTGTATATGGAATATCAAAACCTTCTGAGTTCCAACCAGATACAACGTCAGCATCATCAATCAATGCAATAAAGTCATTCATCATATCTACTTCATCAAGATATAAAAATGTATCTTCAAATTGATTACATATGCGTTCTGCTTCTTCTAGTCCTTCACCCTCATGCATATGCTTTGGAGGCATAACAAAAGTAACAAGTTTGTCTAACCATTGTAGATAAACTGTAATTGCAGTGATAGGCATAAAGGGATCCTCTGGAGGAGCAAACCCTTTATCTGCATCAAAGTCAACCTCGATATCGAAAAACGCAACATGAAGTTTAGGAGAGTCAACACCATTATAGTTTTCACTAAGGCACCTGACTTCTGGTTTTAAGTCGCTCTCATAAAACTTCTTGCCTGCGTTTATTCGTCTTTCTTTATGTAAGTCTTTTAGTCGCTTACATTTGATTTGACGTACCTTATCGCCATGTATACTTACATGGTCACCACGTGGATCTTTTACGTAAAAAGTACGCCATGCTGGAAAGTCGTTGTATACACGTTTTCCATTGACACGTTCAACTACTTGAACAATATCTTTGTCTCTGTTATAAAATGCGTCAACATAACTCATTAAAGAGTTTTTCCTACAGTAGTTAAGACATGTTCCACATCTTCGAATTCTTGTCTTGCTTCTGAGAGTTTGGCTTTATGCGCCAAGCTGATTGCTTTGTTTAGAACACTAGGTTTAATGTCCATTTCATCTGCGATTGATTTGATTGTGTCACGTAGACCACCTTTGAGGTCATCTACTTCTTGAAGGACTTGCATACCTTCATCAACTAACTGAGTTAGTTTTGCTTTGTCCTCTGAACTTAAATTGTCGATTGACATGTAATTCACCTCCTTAAATTAAAAAAAGAGTGCCCTATTTCTAGAACACTCTTTTATAATACATTAAGTGACTACGAAAGTCAATAGTTATTTTCGTTTTTTTCCATGTGAACCGCAACTTCCGTCCATTAGCTTCTGTGCTACTACATCGATTTTTGCGATATCTGAGTCAGTTAGGTCTGACATTTTCTTTGGATTAGATTTTAGTTTGATGTTCTTACCACCAACTGTGATAGAGTCACCAGCTTTTTTGCCTGATTTAGCCGCTTTATCTAGTTCCTTGTAGAATTCATTGTATTCTGACATGTTGATTTTAGCGGATCTGTCTACTAGTCTATTTGCAAAATCATCTGAGTTGAATACTTTTTTCTTTCCTAGTTGACCGCCTGTTGCTTTGCCTAGTTCATCTTTAGCAAAGTTAATCATACCTTTAAGGCCTTTCTTTGCCAAACCACCGGCAACTTTGGCTCCTGCTTGAGCCATTCTGCCTTTTTGTGTATCTGCTTGTTTTTTACCACGTACTTTGTCAATACCACCTTTAACTGCTCCAGCTATTTGGCCTGCTTTTTTAACCATAGCTAATGGGTTTTCAGCAACAAGTTTGCCTTCTTTCATAGAACCCATGGCGAAGTCTGCAATTTTAAGCATACCAGCTTTTGTTTTTAGCATGTTGTCAATTTTTTCTTTGTTAGCATCGTTAACTTTATCATAAACCTGTGTAACAGCCGATGCAGTAAATAAATCTACTTTCATCTGACCATCATCAAATTTAACAGGCATATTTTGTTTGTCTGCCACGATTTTCTTTAGAGTATCCATTGCACCTTCTTCAATCATTGCTGATTCTTCTACTGCCAAATGTGCATCGATACCAGCAGTTGACTTCATCTTCCAATGTGCCGCCGCCTTTTTAGCCGCTCCGTATGAAGAAGTCGCATGACATTCGTGTTTGCCTTTATCGGCATGTACACAAATATATGGTTTTTCGTCTGCTTCTGAAACTGATTCATTTGCATGACCAAGTTCTTTCATTCTTTTAGCAACAATATCTCTAACGTCTTTGTTACCTTCGTCTTGTGCTACATACATATCATCTAGTAGTTCATCATCAAAAACAAATTGCATAATCATATCACTTGTTTCTTCACTTGCTGGGCGAGGTTGAGACATAAAATCATTGTATGATTTTACTGCATTAGAATATTCTTCTTCTGGCTGACCATCATATTTCATTAAGCCACCAATCATAGTGCCTTCTTTAATACCCATTGCTTTTGCTTGGTCTTCAAGTTCTGCTTTTCTACGCATTAATTCTTTTTTAAGTTCTTCGTTTTTATTTGTGTCAGGGTCCATCTGAATACGTTGCAATTCTTTTTTCTTTGCCATGTAATCTTCTTTATTTTTGAGAGCATTTGAAGATTCATCGATACTTTCTTCTGTAGTATCTTCATCAGCATCTGGCTTATTAGCCATTACTGCATCATAGTCTGCCATTTCTTCATCGCTTGGCATTTCATCTGCATCTGGTGTTTCCATATCCATACCAGGTTGTTCTGGAGCCATGTCCATATCACTTGGTGCTTCTGCATCCATATCTGGATTGTCCATTGCAGGAACTTCTGCTGGAACATCCATTCCAGGTTCCATTGCAGGTTGACCTAATTCTAATGTGTGCATTCTAGCCATTAAACTATCTGACATACGTTCATATGCCTCATATGATTTATTATGTTGGCTAGAAAATGTAAGTGCTAAATCATGTACCGCATCACGGGCATTTTTACCACCTTCTAATTCTGTTTTTAGTTGTTCAGTAGAACGATTTAAATAATCCTCAAACTCATCATTTGAGATTACAAAGTTCTCTGTTAATTGTGTAAGTTTCATTGTTTTGCTCTCTTAATCATTGGACTCTTGACAGGCTTATTATAAACTAAGTTACCTACATCAGCAGAAAAACCCATCTTATAGTTCTCTTTTTTCTTTTTCTTAGGCGTAATATATCCCATAGGATCAACTGCCTTTCTGGCATCTTTAGCCTTCGTTCCCGGTGTCATTGGAAATGCCACACTAGCGAAACTACCACTAAAATTTTCACCTAATATATCACGTATTTTCATATTACTATTTATCAAATAAATTCATTTTTAATTATTTACTAGTTCACTAAAATGTGGGAAGTGTTCAGCAAACGATATTTTACGTCTATCTTCTAGTATTTTAAACTGTATTTCAGCAAATTTCTTAGTATTCTCTGGAACTTCGCTTTCTACTAATGTTTTCATAGTATGCATCAAAGATATATATCTTTGTTTATTTAAAAAATTACCTGGCATGTTCTTAAAGTAATCTATTTGTTCATCTATCTTATCTGCATGTATTGGGTCTAATGCCGATACTGCTAAATGTTCTGGATTATCTACCCAGTTTTGATGCATTATAATATCTTTATCAAATTTAAATTTATTAATCTTATTATTCAAATGTACCAAAAAGTCTTTGAAATAAGGAAGACTTAGACTATTATGGGCACAACCAAATCCTAATATAAGATTATCTATAACTTTTGCTTGTTCAAAGAATAGATTTAAGTTATCATCCCATTTGTTGAAGTCTAATCCCCACCTAATCAATTCACTTTTACGACCCAATGCTTCACCAGATAATTGCATTTCATATCTGATATTTGGGGTTCTTTTTACAAGTTCAATAAACTTGTCAAACTTATGTTTAGGAAAATTAAGATTAGTTGTTACTGTTACTACTACAATCTGTTCTTCTCTTTTTGTATCATTAATCTTAACCATAAAGTCTTCTATGAATTTATACATATGGTCTGTGAAGAATGGTTCACCACCGAGTAAACTAAAGTTAACATGTTTTTTACCTTTTAATGCTTTTGACCAATAATCATTTAATATAACTAATAGCTTATCAAACATAGCATCGTCTGTATCTGGAAATCTTTGACCAACTTCTTTTTGCCATCTTGTACTAGAACCTGCCCAACAATAAGCACAAGCCATGTTACATTTGTTTGTTAGTTCTATTTCAATAAACTTAAAGTTATCTAAAGACATCATGTCTTTATGAAACTGTATTCTTCTCTTAGGATGGGCTCTTGCTTTAGAATATTGTTTTAACAAAGGGTAATCGTAATTCTTCATGTATTCAGTTCTTACACTGTTACCTCCTGCTTGTTCTGTTTTCCAACATAGTTCACAATCTTTATTATGAGTACCACCACTTAAGTCATGCTTTCTCTGTTGTAGTATAGGATGATTAAAAATAAAATCCTCTGTTAATGTATCGTAATCAAATGTAAGTTCTTTCATTTGTTCTTTTGTATAAACAGTTTTGCAACACCACTTAACAGTTCTTTGAGGTAAGGATATAACAACGTCATTCCAAGTTTTGAAACACATTGTATTATGTAAATTATGTAAGTTTGGATTTAGTTCTACAATCATTTTTTCTTTGTACGCAGTAATTTCTTAGGAAACCCATCTTTGTTTACGTCATTGCCAAACTTTTTTGCTTGTTTAACAATCTCGTTAGGTCCTACGTCAACTGTGGTATTTATGCCTGGTACAACACGACCGACCCCACCAGCTTCACTTACTGTTTTTGAAAAAACTTTTTTGATAGCATTAACTGTATTACTTGTAGTTGTAGTATGGTGTTTGATTGCTATCCCACCAGCTGATTGCCACGCATTAACATTCTTACCAAAATCATCAATTAGTAAGTTGGGTGAACCGTCTGGTTTCTTTGCATATTTTGATTTGTTATGGTCAATAATAACTTTCTCTGGTCTAAAGAACCCTAGATGTTTTCTTACCCATTCACGTTTACCTGGATCAACATTAGGATCATTTGCTAGAGGAGAACTTAATATTTTATATCTGCCTTTTACTGCTTTGATTGTTTGTAGCAAATCTTTGTAACCTGATAATGTTGGTAAGTCTTCCCAAAAGTTTGGTGTATCAACAATCTTTTTTAATGCTTTAGGTATATCTCTTTTTGATATATCTCTGTATGATTTAACACCAACTAGTCTAGCCCATTCATTAAAGAAATCAACTAGAACACCGTCCATATCGACATATACATCTGGAGTACTATCAAGGTCTTCTTTTAAACCTTTTTCTATTGCTCCCATATAATCAGGTATTTTTGTTTTAACCCATGGACCTCTGTGCATAAATCTTGCACTCATCATAACATTTGTACCACGTAATTCTTCTGGATCAAATATCATTACTTGATATTGTCTCTTTTCATTATCAACTGCTACTACTTCTACATTCATTTCATCGTACTTCTTACCTTTGTAAGTAATACCATGACCTGTCATAAATCTAGCAACTGCTTCGAATAATGCATTTTCTCTAACTGGAACTTTCTTTAGTAGTTCTTCTTTGCTTAATTTATAGTTAGAATTCATCCACTCATCTTTTAAATCATCAATCATCTTACCAAGATTAGGGCCAGCTACATAACCTCTTGCTAGTAAGTCTTTACCATTAATTGGAAAGTCTGGTTGTTCAAATCCCTGTACTGCATCGTATACATCATTCTTGCCGTGCATGTTAGCCCATGCAAGTAAATGGTCTTGTGATGCACCTTTGATAATCATATCTTGTGCTTGTTTTGAATTAATGTTTTCACCTTTGTGCTTGATTAAGAAGTCAAACATTTCTCTATCGTAATTGCTCATCTTCCAATCTCTTGCTATACTGCTACTGTCTAGCATTCTTGCAAGTGCAATAATAGGTCCTGTAGGCTCACCTAGTTTAGCTGGATTGATACCTTCAAGTCCAATCTTACTTGATACGCCTGTCTTGTTCATCCATTCAAGTGCTTCTTTGGCACTCGAACCCATTAACAATTTGCCCATTTCTTGCCAAATTCTTTCAACAGATAAACCTGTCATACCATCTGCATTATCTTTGATTGCATTTAATGTAGCATCGTCCCACTTTGGACTATCTAACTTAGATTGAAATCTAAAGTATCTTAAGATACGCAAATAATCTTCTTTAATTCTTTCTTCTGGATCCCCTACGAACCTACTTACTTTATCTTGCAAGTCGTCCATACCACCATTGTAATCATGTACCGTACCGTCAATGTCCATTGACATTGCGTTGTATGTTAAGTCTCTACGTTTAGCATCTTCTTCCCATGAACGTACAAATTCTACATCAGCATGTCTACCATCAGTATTTGTATCTGCACGTAGAGTTGTTATTTCAAAATCTTCACCATCGATAACCGCAGTTATTGTACCATGCTCTATGCCTGTAGGAATGTGTCTGATACCTTCTTTGTCAAGCATAGCAATCATTTCATCTGGTGTAGCATCTGTGGCAAAGTCGATATCTTTTGGCTCTTTACCTAATGCAATATCTCTTACTGCACCACCTACTATTCTGACTTCATATTGATTCTTTTTAAATACTTTATCTAGTTTACGAATAGCAGGAGTAATTATTGATTTAACATTTAGTGCTTCCTCGTTCAAAGACTCTTTAACTGAGTTTTCAAACATTGCGTTACCAAACATATCAAGGTATTCTTGCTCAAGTTCACGATAATTTATTTTATTGTTTGTTTGCATTGCTAACATCTGTGCATAATAGGCAAGTGAATGTCTAAGTTTACCACCTGTTTCTTTATATTTTCTTGTAAGTATTTTGTGCATCATCTTAGCCATATTAACATATGCTTTCTTATGAATTAAATGACTAGCCTTACGAGAAAGTAAACCGAAAGGTGTTTCTTCTTTTATGCCATGCTTTTTTCTAAATGCTTTTAAATCATCTTCTGCATCTTTACTTCTTTTCTTAGATGCCTCAGCATCTTTAACATTATCTGAATGCATCTTATCTACATCGATGCCTTTTCTTTTTAATTGCTTGTTAAAGTTTGCTCTGCCAAACGCCTCATCTACTACTGATTTTAATTCATCAGGTAATAATGCGATAGCTTGTTTTCTTAAATTCTGATTGCCCTTTGTCATAACTCTTAGCAAGTCTGCCTTTTCTGCATGATAGACTTTAGCAAACTTAGGGTCATTCTTACCTATGTCTCTGCCATTGCTTATCAAGTCTGCATACTTAACTGTCTGTGCTTCTGCACTAACACCTGCTAGTTTATCTCTATCGATTGCTTTACGTGTTTTTCTATTACCGTCTTCTGGTTTACTTACATCAGTAAGTTCAACAACTAGTTTAGCAATCTTAGGACCAAATTCTCTTGTTACATCTACTGGTGTAACACTTGTATCTTCAACTGTATCATGTAACAATGCGGCCGCTTGTTGTTCTATTGTACCGCCTGCTTGTTTTACTATGTTTCTAACTTCATCTAAATGGACATAATAAGGATCACCAGTATATTTTCTCTGATGGTTTTTGTGTGCCTCTTGTGCAAACTGTTCTGCTTTTTGAATCACGTCCATTGATTCTTCCTCTTCTGTGTAGATATCTTTAAAGTATACACGAGGATATTTTAATGTCAATGCTAATAATTCATTTCCGTCTGCATTTGCACGTAAAATTGAAACTTTATGACCACTATTAAGAGCCGCTAACCATCTATGATGGCCATCGACAATGTAACTGTCGCTACTTGCTAGTAATGGTTTTGGGTTTATACCAGCACCCTTTTCTTTATTTCTTTTTAATTGTTTTTCTACACCTTGGTCAGAAAATTCTTTCTGCATAGGCTTTAAGTCTTTTGCATCTACTACTTGAGGTCTTAGAGTTACACCATTATCTTTTAGATATTTCTTGTAATCTTCATAGTCATCTGATTTAACCTGAGGCATTTTGTCTCTTGTGATACCCATAGTATCACTAGCCTTTGGTTTATCTATTTTGAATTCATCTAGGCGCATTTAAAACAATCCTAATTATGTAATATTTCTATCTAAGCTGGCTAAATTTGCGTTTGCATTTTTACCAAAGTCATTCTTTTTTAGTTGCATTTGATTTACAATTTTCTTAAAACCTTCTTTAGTTCTTAGATATTGTTTAATTACTTCTTTTTGTTCTGGTCTTGCAATATCATGATACGCCATTGTAAATCTTCTCGCAAGTTCAGGTGTGACTTTAATTTCTTCATTATCCTTAAATTTAATTGGAAAAGGCATATTGTCTTTACGTGATGCTAAGTTGTCTAATACTCTCAAAGGATCAGATTGTTTAACAGGCTGACCTTTATTATATTCTACAATTAAATAAAAATCATCGTTAGATTTTTCTTGTACTGATTCACCTAAATCTGTCTGCATATCAACTAGAGTTGCGGCCATATCACCCATTGCTAGAGATACTTTGTCGCCTCTTTTGTATAAGAAAAATTTAACACCAGCTGGAACACCTTCTGCACTAATTTGTTGCATTGAAAATTTTGATAGATTATATTTCTCTGACTTAGTACGTCTACCCATTTTAAATGGCTTATACTTCTCACCACGTTT